TGTATTTTTTCACCGTCATCGTCCACGCCGATCTCTTTTGATTCTAACGTAAACCATTGTGTGTCCAGCTTGTCGCCATCCTTCTGTTTAAACACCTCCAACTGTGCAGATAGAGAGTCCTTGTCAGGACGATAGCAGCCAAGAAGAAAGTCCAGGTTAGCCGTGATTGCACTACTACCCCTGGGGCGCTCACTGGCAGAGTGGCCGGTGTGATGCAAAATCAAAACGCTACACCCGTAGCGGGCGCGGAGTTTTGTGTTCATGCTCCTTATGTAGTCGGCAATGTCTGTGCTGCTATTCTCGTCGCCGCTGAAGGTCTGCGATAGCGTGTCAATGACAACAAGCGATGGCGGCTCTAGCAGTGCGGCAATAGCCTGGGCAAGCCTGTCAATTTCATCTTCTACTGTCAAAAGAAGTGGCGTGATGCAGATGCTAAAATTGTCAGCAATCCCCAAGCCGCGCTTTTCATGCCATGCTTTAATACGCCGATACACACCAGCGCCGCCTTCTGCTGCAACGTAGACAACATTGCCTTGCGTTGTTTTGCGGTTGCACCAGTTCAATCCGTGCGCGACATGCAAACCAAAGTCTAGCGCAATAAAACTTTTAAACGCGCCGCTTGCGCCGAACAGCATACCCATTGCATCAGCCGGGACTAAACCCTTCACCAGCCAACGTATATTGCCGCTGATTCGCTCTAGCTCATTAATGTCAACGAGCAAGCTACCGTCAGCTTCCCCGTCAATGACCGGCATATCAATGATTGGTTGTCGATACCGTTCTGCGCCAGATACCATGCGCGGTATTTCGTTGTAGCGTTCTTCCCAGCGTTGATATTCATGCGGATCAGTAGGACGCACCGCAAGCATTAGGCCGCGCAAATGCTCAACTACAGCGCCGCCACTGGTTCCGGCTTTGACCAGTTTGGAGCTTAGTTTCAATAGCGGGTCGTGGTAACTGCGATCTTTTGGTACGTCAGCAGCAAGCGCCGCAATCAATGAGGCATGATCCGCGCCAGATATTTTTGCAGCGTCAGAGTCAACGACAGTGCTGTATTGCTTGATCTGCTCTAGGTCTAATCCAAAAGCCGCGCAAGCATCAGCCAAGGAGTAGCGCGATTGCAGGTCCATTGACCTCACGCGCACTGACCAGTTGTTAGCTCGGAGTTTAGTATTAACGCCATTTGGCAGTCTCAGGTAGCGCACCGCGTTGTTGCCGGATTTGTCGGCCTTGATCAACGATGCGTCTGCCATTGCTTGCATCACCGCGTCTACTGTCTGCGCGTCTGCTGCGTCCGGGTCATCCAAATCAACCAAGATGCCCATTTGATAATTGTTTTCGCTTGTCTCGATCAGCCAGCTTAGACTGCCAACCACATCATCCGGGTCTGCATCATCAGCTACCAGCGCAAGCAGTTTTGTAAAGTGTGCCTTGCTGCGTTTAAACGACCCGCTATCGTCTAAGCCAGAAAGCAATGCCGGGCAAAAATATGTGTTCTGATCGGCTGCTTCATTTATTAAAATCTGCTGCGCCGTCTTGTGTTGGTAGGATCGACCCGACCACTGTGCGTTATCAGGGCTGGTTGCGAACGCATTAACCCAGAGATATTGACCGTCAACAATTTCGCCGCTGAGAGACTCTAAAAAACTAGCGTTGTTCATGTCTCACCTACAGCGTTAATAGATCATCAATCTTTATATTCAGCCTTTGCTTTTTTGCGTGATCCAGTATCGCGCCAAAATGCCGTTGCGGTATAACACCGCTGTGACTTAGCCATCGCGTTACCGCGCTAGGCGCTATGTCTAGTACGCGAGCCGTTGCGCGAACCCCACCAATCTTATTAACGATTGAGTACGCCGGTTCTTTTTTGTGTTTGATATACACAATGATCTCCTTTTCATAGCGCCTGATTGTATCTGTTTCGGGTTGCCTTATTCTTCATTCTCCGCAATCTGGCACATCAAAGAACATTCGATTGGTTCTGGTTCCCACGGATATTCATCCTCAGGTAATTCGCGGAGAGATTTACGTTCGCCCTTCACTTTAATCTGCTTTACGCCTAGCCGATCACACAATTCAGCGTAGCGTTCAAATTCTAAGGGATGGTGCTTCTTAATGCGTTGCCAATAGGCTACCCCCGATGCTTTGCTACAAGGTATGCAGTTAGCATGGTCCATATACTCGTAAACCACGGGAAGTTTAATTCCGGCTTTCTCAACCATAGCCAAGCAATCACCCTTGCCTAAACCGTGGCGAATTAGTGGCGTATCAAGCATTACTTCTTGGTTCTGTTCTCTGAACCGTTCTGCCCGGTGTAATTCCTCCTGGGTGTATCCAAACACTTGAATGTCATCAAATTGCTCAAACCTTTGCCGTACAGACTTCTTCAACTCAACCGTACAAGGTGCGCCACTTATTCCAGCAACATACTTCCGATCCTCCCAAACTGCCCATGTGTCATCGTATTTATCGTTTTTTAAAATTGTAACTGGGTGATCAAACCAATTTTCGCAGTCTTTCAGAAACCGTAAGTTGTCAGGATGCTCGCTGCCTGGATCGGTGTAGCAAATATAAATACGAGAGCGGTCATATTCACGCAACGCCAGTTTGGTAGCTACCGCTGAAGCAGCGCCGCAAGAGAACCAACAAACAATACGGTTTTTGCCGTTATCTGTTACCTTCCTTTTAAATTTGTGGTTCATTTTCGCTCACCTTCATTTTTGAGGGGCGTTATAACTACATGAACACTCAAAACCTATCAACCAAAAAGATGTCAAAAATGGTGTTGACTTTGTGGCAACAGTGGTAGTAGCCTCATCCGCCTTAACAACAAGCAACGGAGCAAACGATGTCTTTCAATTTAAAAAGCATCCAGAAAAATTCATTAAGCGGCGCACCGAGGGTTATGCTCTACGGTGTGGAGGGGATTGGTAAAACAACCTTTGCCGCTGGCGCGCCAAAGCCTATTTTTATTCCTACTGAGGATGGGCTAGGCAATCTAAAGGTCGATCACTTTCCATTAGTGGAAAAGTTCTCTGACGTAATGGATGCCGTAGCCAGTCTCTATAAAGAAGATCACAAATACGGCACCGCTGTTTTAGACAGTTTAGATTGGTGCGAGAACATGATCTGGCGACAAGTCGAGTCTACGCATGACGCTAAAGATTTGGCGTATGGGAAAGGCGCGGTTATTGCCGCCGAGATGTGGCGTGATTTATTAGGTGGCCTTAACGCTCTGCGTAACGATAAAGGCATGGCTATTATTCTAATCGCGCATACAACGATCAAACGCTTTGACTCGCCAGAGACAGAGCCGTATGACCGTTACCAGCCGAAACTACAGGAGCGGTCAAATGCTTTGATCCGCGAGTGGTGTGACGCTGTATTCTTTGCGAACTACAAGACGCTCGTAAAGAAAGACGACATTGGGTTTAACAAGCAGGTTGCCAGAGGTATCAGTACCGGCGAGCGCTTGTTATACACCAGTGAGCGTCCCGCATACATGGCAAAGAATAGATACAAATTGCCAGACACGATCCCGATGCAGTGGGATGATTTTGAAACTGCAATCACGCAAACAATGGAAGGTAAATAAGATGCCAGAATTTTCCTTTGAACTAGATCAAGACTACGCGCCAGCGCCCGTTAAATCATACGAGCCGCTAGAGCGTGGTGACTATCAGTGCATTGTCATTGAAACCAGCATTAAGACAACCAAGGCTGGCACCGGAGAGTACATAGAGGTGGTGCTACAAGTTGTAGACGGTGAGCATAGCGGTCGCCGCCTGTGGGATAGACTCAATGTTAGCAATCCCAACAAACAGGCAGAAGAAATCGCACGCCGCCAACTTACTGGTTTATGCCAAGCAGTCGGTATGGACATGGGTAGCAAGCTGGCTGATACAGAGCAGCTACATGACATCCCTATGTCAGTAGCCGTTGACATTGATCGCAAAGACCCAACGCGAAACAGGATTGTTGCGTACAACAGCCTGGGCGCGAGTCGCCCTGCTCCTGTTTCTGAACCTGCGGCAGAGGCTCCTTCTTCTAACAAGAAGCCCTGGGAGAAGTAGCCTTGCCACAGATGCCCGATAGCCAGCACTCCACTGCTCAGAAAATATACAATTGGTATCAAGAAAAGAGCAGACCCTACCGACCACATCTCGGAGCGTCGGTTATCGGGCATTCTTGCGACAGATATTTATGGCTCACGTTTCGATGGGCTAAACAGCAAGACTTTCCTGGCCGCATACTGCGCCTGTTTGAGACAGGTAATTTAGAAGAAACTCGAATTGCCAAAGAGCTAAAAGGCATTGGCGTTGTGCTGCATACGCATGACGAGAACGGTAGTCAGATTAGCTGCTTCGATGACTCAGGACATTTTGGTGGAAGCGTCGATGGCGTAGGCAAGGGATTTCCAGAAGCAGTGAAAACCTGGGCGATCTTAGAAGCTAAGACGCACAATTCTAAGTCGTTTAAACAGCTTGAAAAAAAGGGCGTTCTTGAGGCAAAGCCAAGGCATTACGCCCAGATGCAGGTTTACATGGGTCTGATGGATTTAACGCGAGCAATGTATTTTGCCGTTAATAAAGACACGGACGAGATTTATACTGAGTGGGTTAAGTTTGACCAGACTACGTTTAACAAACTGCGTCAGCGTGCAGAAAAAATAATCTCTGCAACCGAACCTCCGCTAAGGGTCAGCGAGCGGGAGGATTGGTGGGAGTGCAAATTCTGTGACTTTAAGACTCTTTGCCACGGCGAGGAAGTTGCTGAACCAAATTGTAGAACGTGTTGTCATTCTACGCCTGTAGCAAACGGGCAATGGCAGTGCAGTAAATTTAAAACAGATTTAAATGCACCTACGCAGGAAAAGGGTTGCCAGGAGCACATCTATATTCCTCCACTGATACCCTACGCCGAGCCTGTAGATGCTGGTGACGACTGGGTTGAATACGCCCACAAGAAAACAAAGAAAACTTTTGTGAACGGCAGCGCTAACTTTAGGTCAGCCGAATTACACAAGATGCCGCCCGAAACAGTTGGCGGCACTGTTAAGAAAATTAAGGAGGCTTTCTTAGGGGCAGAAGTGACCAAGGTTGTTTCTAAGGCTGGAGGAGATGTTCTAAAGATTAAGCAGCCGCCTAAGAGCAAGAAGAAGGTGGTTTCAGAAGAACCATTTATTGACGACGAGATACCTTTCTAATGACAGGCAAGATGAGCAGAAACAAAGGCGCACAGGCAGAGAGAGAACTTGCTGCGTACCTGTCTGACGCGCTTGGAATTGAGATTAAGCGCAAGCTCGATCAGGCGCGTGAGGGTGGCGACGATCTTCAAGTAGGCCGGTTCCGAATTGAGGTAAAGCGTAGGGAAACCTTAGCGATACCTCAATGGGTTAGGCAGATAGAAGATTGCACTGAAGAAGGCGAAGTGCCGGTAGTAGCTTTTCGCCAAAACAAACAGCCCTGGCGCGTAGTTATACGCCTGGATGATTACGTCGATTACATGAAGTTTAGCCTAGAGAATAATCCCCAGGACAAGCCCAGCCAAGAATGACACTGACACAATCACCGTCATCTCTTTCTCATACAGGTCAAACAAGTGCGGGATGCCATTGACCCACGGCTTCAGCTTTTCTTTTAGTTCCATCTTATTTTC